GTTTTTTCCGCATGTCCACAACATTACGTAATAGCTTTTCGGATGTATTATTTAGGGTTCTGTTCCTGGCTTATGCATAATCGGCATCATAATGGCATTGCCGTTGGCGTGAATCCTTTTGCGGAAGAATGGAACTTGCTTGCGAGTTTATTAAATCAGAAAGGGAAGAAGGTTGTTGCTGGTGATTTTTCTAATTTTGACGGGTCTTTAAATTCACAGGTTCTCTGGTCTATTTTCCACAACATTTACATCCCTTGGATTAAGGACAAAATTGATTTGAGTGAGAAGGAGTATCGTATTTGCTTTGGTCTGTGGTCCCATTTAGTTCATTCAGTACATATTTTTGGTGACAACGTTTATCAGTGGACCCATTCTCAACCATCAGGAAACCCCATGACAGCTATTTTAAATTCTATATATAATAATTTCATAATCCGATACGCATGGCATCTAGTTTTCAAGGGCACAAATTTGCAGAGTCAATTAAAGTTTAAGAAGTATGTGTACATGATTGCGTATGGTGATGATAATGTCATAAATATTGCCGATGACGTTATAGATAAGTTTAATCAGATAACAATTTCCGATGCTCTAGCAACTATCAATCATAAGTATACTGATGAAGGTAAGACAGGTCAATTAATAGCTTTTCGATCTTTGGAAGAAGTTCAGTTTCTCAAACGAGGTTTTCTTTATAATGATAATTTAGCAAGAATTGTGGCACCTTTAGATATAGCCACTATTTGGGAGATGCTTAATTGGGTTCGTGTTTCAAAGTCACAATTGGATTTAACTTCTATCGTTCTCACTAATGTAGATGTCGCCTTCCGCGAATTAGTGTATCATGGTCCTCGCGAGTATGAAGAACTCGCTCTAGTCATTGCTTCTAAATCTTATCTTTTCCCTAGCCAGAAACCCATCATTCGTCCTTATGACGCAATGTTGTATGATGTGGAACATGGCTGGGATGTTGAGGACTACGCTTTCTTCTAATTTTCCTATCTCCAATGGCACTTATGAGATTAAAAGATGGACCATGCGGATGTGGTTTGCAGTGTGTGACCCCTGTTGACATAATAATTTTGTGGGTTTAAAAATGTCAATTATGCTACACTGCAGAAGGGCTTAGCTATTTAGCTTTACTGATCAAGATGGTCCGAGGCAGCCCCTCAATATCTAGGTCACCCCACTGCTCTGAGAAAGATGAAGTTGTCTTCTCAGCTAAGAAACTAACTTGCTGCAAACAATCATGAAATCGGAGAACGTAAAGTTCTCGACCAAACTCAAGAAGTGGTCACTTTCACTTCTGAGGGTGTAAATCCCTCAACGCAAG